CCTCAGCCTTGTAGGTGGAAACCCCCGCCTTAAACTGGTTCTCGCGCTCGTTGGTGTAATCCGCGAGCTTTCGGGCCTCTTCCGGCGTCAGGGCCTGCCCGCCGGCCAGCTTGTCGTAGAGAGGCCAGTACTCCTTCTTCCAAGTACTCGGCCGGGCCGGCGCCTCGGCCGTCTGGGTAACCGGCGGGGTGGCCGCGGTCTGCTCGCGGGATACTGGAGGTGTAGCGTCCTTGGGCAGAAAGTGCCCGTGCTCACCCCGGGGCCTGTCGTCCTTCTTTTCTGCCTTCTCTTCGGGGGCCGCCGGAGCCGCGGGCGTTTCAGCAACTGCAGAAGACGGGGATGCGCTCGGCGCCTCCGGCGGCGAAACTTCCTCGGTATTTCCGAGGGCTTCTGAGAGGGCGGTGCGAAGGTCAGGCATTTATGCGCTCTTGTTCGGGAGCCACTGGGTATTCGACAGGCAGGTATACGAGACCACCGCGAAAGTGGTGTGCGCATACGAGGCGTTGGCCGACCCCAAGCCCGTGCCCGGCACAGCAATAGCAGCGCTCGTGGGCGGGTAGACCTTCAGCGTCGAAGCCGAGCTGTTGAAGATCACCACCGAGTCCCCAGGCTGACCGGCCAAAATCACGCCCTTGGTGCCGTCAGCGCCTGTGACGATGTTCATGCCTGCGTTGACCGTCGCCGCGTCGCCTTGGACAGATCCCGTGGCGGCGAGGGCCGAATTCGATTGCCCACCGATCCCGGAGGCCTGCCCACTAGAGAAGCCGACGCCCATCAGTTCGCGTGCAAGTGCCATGGTTGTTTCCTAGAGTTTGGAGTTGACGACTTCAATCAGCCGTTGCTTCAGCCCCGGCGCTTGGGTGACCGGCTTGGGCCGGAGGTACTTGGTTTCATTCCCGACTTCGACGCACTTGTGCTCGCGCAACAAAGCCCGATGCCGGCTTCGGCTGTGGACGACCTCTCCCGTGAGCTGTGATCTGTAGGGCTGGATGTCCGGCATGACGAAATAGCGAGGGTCATCGGATTGATACCGCTCATCGACGGTTACGACGCCGTCCACGACTTCGTAAATCACTCGGCCTGACTGATCGAATGATGCGTGATAGCCCATCTAGCAAATCCTCTAGCGCCCGTTCCTCAAGTGCAGCCACCAGGAGGACAAGTTCCTCATCGATGGAGTTGTACGATGTTAACGCATCTTCTGGCGGTTTGGCTACATATAGGGATGGAATGGCCTCAATTGGCGCAGCCATCGGGGCTGGTGTCGGCGCAATTGCCTGCCGTAAGGTCTGTTTCCGATCGTCGTCCCAGCGCTTCGAGTCCCGGCGCCGCTTTGGCTCCCCGTCATGGGTGTCGATGAAGACAACAACGGGCGGCTCGACGGCATCGTGCGGCCGGAACGGGTACAGGGCCAGGGCATGATTCGTGACGACTGGGTTCGGCTCGATCGACTGGTCTGCTTTGGCCGCCGGCCACATGAACCACGGTTGCCCGGGTTGGGCCTGTATCGTGATTGCCCTATACGGGGCCAGACTCGCCGGGCCGGGTACCGTGTATTCCTCGGCCTCAACCCTCGCCTGGGGCTTGATCCAGTAGGCCCAGGATTGCCCGACAGTCTGATACCCGACCCGGTACCTATGAAGTAGCGTCTGGTCGGCCCGCTGGGCATCCGGCTCGATTGTCTGGTCAGCCTTTGCCGCCGGCCACATGTACCAAGGTTGGCCCGGGGTAGCTGTAGCCTGCGTTACCCGCGTGAGGGCAAACGCACTCGGCTGGGGAGCTGTGTACTCTTCGGCCTCAAGCCGTTTCTGCGGTCCTAGCCAAATCTGGAATGGCTGGCCAACCGTCTGGAAACCGACCCGATAGCGGTGCAGCCACGAGTGATCCGCGCGCCTTGCGTCCTCTTCGGGATCCAGCCTCTGAATCGGCGGCGCCCACAGATACCACGGCGCCCCGCCGGTAACTACGGCCGGTGTTGTGTTGCGGAATGGGGTTAGGTCGGCTGGCTCCCTCGTCGCATCTGGCTCGATGTCCTGCCAAGCCGAGGCGGGCTTCGGCCAGATGCGGTATGACTGCCCGACCGTCTGGAAGCCAGTGCGGTAGAGGTGAAGGTCAGGCCTGGCCGTCTTTACGTCATACGGCTCATCTTCTCCGGGCCACTTCGATTTCCAATTAAGGATGGGCTGCTGCTGCCCGACAGTCTGGTATCCGACCCGGTACAGGTGCAGGTTGTCATGGTCCGGCCTGCGTGCGTCGTCCTCGGGGTCTAGTTGCCTCTCAGGAGGAACCCACAAATACCAAGGGGCCCCTGCAGTCGGCGCAGCGGCAGCAGTCTTGCCGTACAGAAGCCGCTGGCTATGGTCTGTTCGCCTTGCATCTTGCTCGGCCTCGACCAGCACGAGCTGGCTATAGGCATGCGGCACAAGCCCGTGAGCGCTTGTCCCGCGGTGCGCGTGCAGTAGCTGATTGTTCGGCTGCCCGTAGTCCTCAACGGCCAAGAGGCCAAGCGCAACAATGGCTAGCGGGCGCCAGAACTCAAACCGCTGAGACGCTGCCGGCGGCACCTCCAGCAGGATGACGCCGGATGCGTCCTCTAGCTGGTATCCGTCAGGGGCGCCTGACTCAAGTAAATAACGGTCCGCCACACATCACGCCCACGATCCGATGGCAATAGTTCCGGTGCCGCCGACCGGGGTGATTCTGATAAATGTGCCGTTCTTAATAAGCACCGTCCCTGTCGGGTTCGCTGAGAACGCGAACTGGGGAAGAAACGTACCGCCAGCGTTGACCCGGAACGCACCTCGGGCCTGGATATACCACTGTGTCGTACCTGTGGCGAGGACAACGGTGGAGGCTGCCTGGTTCACGTTCACCGCGCTCTGCGCCGTGCCGGTTGTGTTCACCGCCAGCGTGCCTTGCCCGATGGCGTTGTAATAGAAGAATGTGAACGTCGCCGTTCCCCCGCTGAAGTCCAGCGCCTTCGTGCAGGTCGTCGTGCCATTGGTACAGGTTAGATAGAGCTCGAACAGGTAAGCCGTCGAGCCCGCAAGGGTAATGCGGTCAGTAGCAGCAGCGAAGATAGGCTGCGAGCCCGTCCCCGCCGTTCCGGTCACGTCGGAATTCACCAAGACCAGATGCTCGACGGGAATGAGCCCGCGACCTTGGTTTGACGCATCCCCCGTTAGATGGAAGAGAGGGGCGACGTATTCCATCGCCCCGGCCTCTACCGCCGTCAGGAGGGTACCGGTCGTGAACTCCGGGTGAGTGTTCGCCGACGCCGTACCAGCGGCAAACGCCGGAGCAGTATTGACGAACGTCTTCACCTGGGCGAGCGTTGTCCGTTTGGACACGCTGCCCTGGTTCGTCGCGTATTCGTCCGTCCCGGCCGGTGTTGCCACCGCCGTTAGGGCTGAGATTTTGGTATCAGCCATCGGAGCCTAGCTCAGATTTCCTCGAAGCAGATCGTCGAGCTCGCGTTGTATGCCGCGCCCAAAGCGGTTTGCAGGAACAAGCACAGCCGCCCACCGCCCGAGATCGGCATGCGCGTGTCAGGCGTCCAAATCTTCTCGCCCGGGACGATGATGCTGCTTGCCGAAGACCAGCGGATATCGCCGATCGTTCCCGGCGTGGTCACCGTGCGGGTCGTGGTCGTCGCCGCAGCCACCGAATTACGCGGGTGCAGGCCCACGGGGGTAACCGCAGACCCGCCCGTGCCCGTTGTCGAGCGCTCGACCAGTTGCAACCTAGCTCGAACGTCCTGGGCGACACCCGAGGTGATGGTGGGCTCGAACGTGAGTTCGATCCAGTGAACGATGACCGAAACGCCTGCCGCCGCCACCAGCTCCCAGATGTCCTGGGTGGCATTCGTGACCGAAACCGCAGTGAATTGACTCGTGTACATCAGACCGACTGCCATGATTGGCTCCTTCTAAAATGCTGCTTAGGCAGCGGTTAAACAGGGAAGAACACTTTGCGCGGGTAGAACATATTTGAGACCGATGGGGCTGCCGCAGCAGCGGAAAACGCATACACCCGCCGCGGTGAGCTGGCGAATATCTGCCACGGGTTAAATATCAGGCTGCCGATCTCTCCAATGCTGAGGGCTCGCTTCCAGATCGAAAACAGCGCCAACCTTTCATGACTGGCGGCAACGCCCGTTACGGTCGAATAGCCCAACCGGAACGGCAACCCCGAGCCTCGGTGTATGCCGTCACCCGTCCCGGCAGTAGCAGTGTTTATCGTCGGGCTGTTCTTGTGCCTGAAATACGATTCGACATTCCCGCCGCGCTTGACTGATATGTGCGTGAACCGATCCCCCACCGAAAGCGTCGGTGTCGTTGTGCTCGCCGTGTAGCCGGTTGGCGTCGAGTCCGCATAGAGCACGGTGATATTAGTGGACGAACCAAAATAGACCCGCCATGAGTCATCGGCGGCACCATCACCGCGCGAATACAACCAGGAGTTAGCGCCATCCGTGTTGTCTATATATCCCAACCACAACGCCGTCAAGTCGTCATTTTGTCCGATGGTCTCGGACGGCATTGCGACAGCCTGAATGTTGCCGCCAATATCCCCGGGGTGAAACTGCAAGACGGGGCCATCAGCCGATGGCAAGAACGGATTACCCGACGCCCCAGTGGGCGACATCAATCCGCGGTTGGGCGCGAGGTTTCTAAGACTGGTGCCGCTGTTGCCATAATTCACCCCGCCGCACACAACAGCGCGAAGGCCCGGCGCAAACCTGGGGGCTATGCCCCTAGGGTTCGGCGGGGGCACAGACCACGTCACGCCATCACCATATCAGGGTACGGGAAAAGCCACTGCGGCACGACAGGTTGCCCGCAAGACCCGCAGCGCATGGCGTCCCCGCGTTTAGGTCTTTGCCCGTTCAGGAGTCGCACATTGTCGGCCGCGATCTCATACCTGCCCGGAAGTGCATGCACAAGTATTGACGGTTTGCCGCAAGGGACCGGGCCGCCGCGATGAAACAGCGGCTTTAGGGGATCATCAGATCCGCCAGCCCGCCTCGCGGCCTCAAGGGCTTGGTAGAACGAGCGCATAGTCGTGGGATCAGGTGTATTGAGCCAGGACCGGCATGTACCAATAGGTATTCGACCCAGAACTTGGCGTGCTGCTTGCGGTGGTCACGCCGTGCACAGCCCAAATGCCCCAGAATTTCGGCATCTGCCCGCCAAAGAATTGAGCGAGGCCCACGGGGTCCAGCGTGTAGACCTTGTTGGCCGTGGTCGCTAGCGTCAGCGACTGCACGAATGCCGTGCTGTTGGACTTGTCGCCATCGCTTGCAAACGTCCTATCTACGTCCGTGCCCAGCGCGTTGCCGGACCCATCAAGCGGATAGTCAGGCGTGTCGTTCAGGTTCCCGTAGACGTGGAAATCAAGCCTGTAGGTGCCAGCCGCTGGCGCCGTGCTGCTCCATGTCACCTTCGATGAGAACAGGTAATCTAACGCGACGTTGCTGGTGTTGTCCACCGCAAGCGAACTCGAACCAGCCAGGAACGAGCTATCACCAGCCTGCGAGTTGAAGCTCGTGAACGTCAGTGTTCCCTGAGTCCCGAATTTGGCTTTGATGTCGCCAGCCATTTATGAATTCCTCGCCTGCTGCACCTCGGTCTGTGTCAAGTTGCCCTCAAAAGCCATCGTCGCAGGGTCTCCAATTGCGCCCGTTCCGATAGTTGCGAAGAGCTTCTCTGCTCGAGTAGCGAGCCGTCTCCACGTGACGGCCAACGACGCACGAGTGGTCGCCCCACCCGCCCCGGAAAAGACCTGATCAAACGCAGCCCGTCTGTCTGCGCGCGCCGCAGACTGGGTCCCACCGCTGTACGCAGCCAATACCTGCAGGCGTTGCATCTGCAGGCTCGACAAGCCGGTGATTTCTGTACCGTTCATCGCATCGCCGATCTCTTCATTGGTGATACGAGTTCGGAACACCCAGAAATCAGGCACAGCCTGCGCGTTGTAGGCATCGGCGATCTTCTGCCTATCACCCTGCAAGTCATTCGACAGCGGGGCGAGCAGGGGATCGGCCGCAATGCTCGCCTTGAGCACTGCGAATTGGGAAGGGAGGAGAGCCATACAAGTCCTTTTCGTTATTGAAGACCTGCGATCTTTCCATCAGGCCCATAGGTCACAGAATACGGCCGACGGGTAGAGAATGCCTCCTTCAGCCCCTCGATAGCCGTGGCTAGAAGCTGGGCTGTATCCGGGCCCTCTTCTTCTGGCTCGCCTTCTTCCTCAACATCGGCGCTTGCCGCCCCGACCAGAGTGCTTGCGTCCTTGGATTCCTTTGCCATCTGGGCAATGAGGAGCTTGGTCTCGTTGTCCTGTATCACCTTCCAGCGGTTGAACTCGTCGGCCATCTTTGCCAAGGAAGCCTCATGCTGGCGCTTCTGCTCATCGAGCAATGCTTGTTGCTGAAGCTCCATCGCATGACGTTGGGCCTCCATATCCTGTGAACGCTGGGTTTCGGCAGCCTGCATCTGCTGCTTCCATTGCTCCACTTGCATTTCACGCTCGGCTTCCCGTTGCCCCTTCTGGTCTTCGAACTGAAGCTCCAGCTGCTTCATCTGAGTATCTTGCTGCGCCTTGGCTTGAGCGAGCTGGGCCTGAGTCTGGCCCTTCATCTGTTCGAGCTGCATCGCCCCTTGGACCTTGATCGTCTCGGGGTCCGGTGGTTTTGGAGGCGGATTCTTCGCCGCTTCCTTGAGTTGGTCGATAGCCTGGTCAATGTCCCCCTCGAGCGTCTTGCCGACCTTGAAGCCGGACACACCGAACTTCAGCATCTGGACCATAAGCGGGGTAGCCTGAGGAGCCACTGTCGCGGCTTGCATGGCCTTTTCGAGGAAGCCGGACACAGCAGCGAGGAACTCCATGCGCTGCTGCTTTTCCATGTTCTCATCGAGCGCGACGAGGGAATCAGCCTCCACGTCGATGCGGAACGTCCTCTCATTTGCTGACTTGAGGAGTTGCAGGGCCTGAGGCAGAAGCATCTGGTCTGCCTGGCTCAACTGGTCACCGGCCCCGATCTCCAGGATGGTCTGTGGCTGGAACTTACCGCAGATGATCTGCGCCTTGATCCTCAGAATGTCCGTAGCGAAATAAGCCACGTCTTTCTGCGCGTCTCGAATACGCAACGTCGCAAACTGGCCCTTCATCTCCTGAGCCCCTAAGGTCTCACGAGCGTCCGTGTCACCGCGGATGATGTCCGCGATGCCCGTGATCTGGTATATCTGGCTGATCTGCTGCTTGAAGGCCTCATAAGCAGCTGTCAGGGCTTGGAAGATCGGGGTCAGGTCGACGATGTCGATAGCACCCTTCAGCCCCTGCTTTTCCGCAAAGGCCGCCCAGTTACTCACCGCAATGAGGTCGTTATTCACACCCTCGGTGAAGATACGCCGCAACTCGGGGACTGCCGCGTCGTAGACACCCTTGACTTGCAGGGCATTGATAAGCCCATTAATCCGCTCGGCCAAGGTGTCGCAGCTATCGGCCTGGTCCTGATAGAAGACTAGGTCAGGCGTCGGGACAAGGCTATCGCTGGTCAGCGTGCCATAGATTGGCTTAGGACATGGCCAGAAGTCCCGCAATTTGAGGGGGTCCGGCTTGCGGTCCAGGAACTCGCCAAGGGACTTGGAAAGCCACAGGGCCTCCCCTCCAGTCTTGTCCCAGATCTCGTAAATAAGAGCCAAAGCCGAATCCTGCGGGCCGTCGAGACTGCCATACTTCTTCAGGTCCTCGGGCTTGGTGTCTAGAGGGACCTTGTCTGCCCACTCATCCCCGAACCGCTCTCGAATGGCTTCCTTGGTCATATAGACCTTGCGCCATACCGCGGTTACCTCTTCCCACGTCCGGCAGACGGTATGACCAAAGTCACGCCAGTGCACGTAATCGACTGGGGTGCATTCGTACTCCAAGACCTCGCCGGCTTCGGATTGGGCCTCGTCAGCATCCTCGGTGACCTGCAGCCCATCATCGGGCTCGCCGGCCATGGCCGTGTGAGGTTCGTAGCGCACCCAGCTTGTGCCCCGACCCCCAAGAAAGCGATCTTGCACGCAGCTTGTGAGCGATTGGCGAAAGTCCGCGTAGTGCTCAATCTCGAACTGGAGGGCGCGTTCCAGCAGAAGCGACGCAACCCGGCCCACCGGGTCGTTGTCCTTGAACCGACGAGTAACCGAGGCCTTGGGGATGCGCGAGAAGCAAGCCGGGACAAGGGTCTGGACGTTCGACCACAGGATATTGAACTTGGCCGTTTTGCGCTGAAGGGCCTTGCGGTCTAGGTAGCGGTCGAGGACTTTCTTGGTCCTCTTCTCCCAGTCCTTGAACTCGCTGTCATATTGACCAATCGTGGTCAGCCAGCGCTGGACCTCGGGCTCGATCAGCGGTGCGACCATGCCTTATGCGCTCCCGGCCGGCTGATAGAAGAACGTCACATTGATCGTCGCACCGATGGTGGCGTGCAGACCAAGGCCGCTCGCCCCATAAGTCGACGGGAATCGGTGGAATCCGATTGCAGGGGTGATGGTGCCGCTCATCACAGTCCCACCAGACCCGCCATCCCGCAGAACGATCGTGCCTGAGCTGGTGCTGTTGACGTAGAACCCAATCAGAGACCCCGGAACAGTGGAAACGTCGCCCGTGGCCGTGATGTTCTTGTAATTCCCGATTTCTGCCGTCATTGTGGTCATTTCAGAGCCTTTCTCGCGGCTTTTGGGCCGATTTCCACAGTTCTTCCAATGTTACCGCAGTCTGCCCGACATGTACACCCCGCATGGGTTCTGGTGTCGGAGGTGGTGGAGCGGCCAATCTCATGATCAAGCAGCCATAGCTGAAGCCGTCCCCATCGTGGCTCGCCCAGTCATGCAGGGGCTCGCTCGAGAACGTCTTCTTCTCCTCGTCGTACTCGAACGACCATGACCTAAGGGCATCCAGGCCCTTGGCGCACTTGGTCTCGTTGAACTCAATGCGCGGTATCAAGACCCGGGCCGCATTGATCCTGTCCGACTTGGAGCTGTTCGGGGTTATCCCTACTTTGTCCGACCCGAAGGCGTCGATGAAGGTCTCCACCGCCGACCTCTTGGCCGCGAACGTCTTGGCACGCGCGTCATGGGGTAGCCAGATCTTCCCTAGGGCATTCTTGCCGCCGGCCAGGGTGTAGCCCTTGAGCTTTTGTTGGAGCCGGTCGCACCACTCCTCGGCGTCTATCCCCCAGCCCGAGTCATGGTCAATGATCCTGTAACCACCGATAGCCGGCTGCCAGAACCACCAGGTGGCCGTGTCCCGCCTGCCTATGTCCGCGCTGACCTGGATGGGTTGCCCAAGCGGGTCAAGCTCAACCTCGTCATTGATGCGGCCCGCCTTCTCAGCTATGCCAATCTGCCTGGCCAAGATCGCCCCGAGGTTCGCAGCGTCGAAGCTGCACAGGTACTCTTGTTCGAACTTTGAACGCCCGTAGTCCTCGCCGAACTCGGCTATATAGGTCGCCAGCTCGGCTTCGAGCGCCGGGCCGCTGAATATGCCCGTCTCGGTGGCGTCCAGGACTTGGGCGAAGGCCTGCGGGTCTTTCTTCGCCGCCTGCAGTGTCGTGAGGGCATGATTCCGCCCCCGAGGCGTGGTGATGAAGATTTGCCAGCCGTTGTTTTCGGTGACGATTGGCCGAAGGTAGGCCCGAGCGTTCGGATTGGCCAGGGCCCACTCTGAATAGACGATCCCGGCGGGGCTTGAGCCCACGAGGCTATCGAAGCGGTCCGAGCCGATGACCTGCCAGCTTGAGCCGTTCAGCAACTCAATCTGCATCTCTTGGCCCCGGGTCGCCTTGCGCAGCTCAGGTGGGAAGGCCTCGTCTATTCGGCGCTTGCCACTGTGCGGGTTGACCGCGTCCCAGATAGCTTTGCGGGCTTGGCCGTACTCAGGCAGCATGTGCCAGTAGTTGCCCGTCCTCTCGAAAGCTGCGACGGCCGTGCGGTGGAGGGCTAGGTCATCCTTGCCTGAGCGACGGTGCCACACCAGCTCAGCGTGCCTGCCCCCGTTCTCCAGGTACGTCCAGGCTGGTAGCTGGTAGGGGCGTGGCTGCCAGTTGTTGGGCAGCCGGATTTTCATAGTTGCCCGTCTCTCCGGGCTGTCACCGCCTCACCGCACCCCCGGACACTCCGGGATCGCGGGCCGTGAAAACACACGGGTGTACGGCCACGGTTAGCACAGGTCACTGCGGCACTGCCTGCCTCGCCCTCAGGATCTCGGCCAGCTTCTGCATCTGCTGCGCCCGCTCGGCGTCCGTGAACTGTCGGCCGAATCGGGGCGACGCCTGGGCAGTCGAGGCCGCGGGAGATGGCGCCACGGCCGCAGGCTGCAGCCCGGCCTCCATCTGCCTGCGGATCATGGCGCGGCGCGGGTCTATGGTTTCTGCTAGGTCGGCCATCACTTGCCCCCGAATCTGACGATTTCGACCGTGAGAGGCCCGCCGCCCTCGCCCGTGTGCTCTGTGCGCGCTAGCTTGGGAATGTGGTACTCGATCACATCCATCATACAGCGCCAAGCAGTGAGGGGGCCTAGCTTTTCGTCGGCTGCGATTTGATCTAGCCATCCCTGCAGCCTATCGGCGTTGCCGTCGACCAGCTTGGCAACGGCCTCGCGCGCTAGAGAGGTGGACTTGTTGGGCGTGCCTACCGTCCTGCCACCTGTCTTTGGCTTCTTTGATCTATTTGGGCCTAATATAGGCATGGAGCTGGCATGGTAATTGCTAGTATTGTGCCGCCTGCCCAGACACCAAAACGCCCGCCAGGGCTATGCTTGCCGGGCGGGCGCTTGGCGCCGATTCCCACGAGTTGCATATGCTCGCGGGTCGTTGGTGTTCATCGGCTGGGCCATGGTGCGGATTATTGACTAGTCGGGGGATTTGTGCAATGCGGCAGCGGCACGGACGATTGCACGGCGTGTAGCACGCTCGGGGTCGTCGCCATAATGCGTCTCAGCAACTCGCGCCTTGTTGTCAACAAATACAACAGCCGCAGCGCCTGCACCCCATGGCTCGACCATCATGCGCATTTTAACCGCCAACCGCAGCGCATCGCCATCGTCGGTTAGGGGGTTCCAGATGATCGGCCATGCGTCTGTGCTCAGGTTTATCCCAGCATCGCACCAGATGCCACGCAACCCCGCGGCCTTCGAGGCGGCCTCTAGTAGCTCGCGGTCTGTCATGGTTCAAAGCTCCACAAATTCGTTGAGGCACGTCATAACCCACGCTCCAGACCCAGCCCACTGAATCGCTATGCACAACCGCTGCATAGAGTCGCGCTCTTCGCGCAGCCTGTCCCGCTCGGCCTCTACATCGTGGAGCAGGTCTAGGGTGGCGGCTAAGATGCGCTTTTCCTCGGCAAGCTCGGCGGCGGCATCCTCTTGGTTCTCAAGCGCGCTCATAGACCCACCAGCAGCACAGCAGCCCACACCAAAAGCGCGGAATTAGCCGCGACATCAAACGCCTCCATCGCCGGATTGCTGTGCGGCACTCCCCCTTTTGCAAGCATCACTAGTTTGCCCAGGCTCGACAAAGCGAGGATCACTATTAGCACCCAAAGAAACAAGATCATGACAGCTCCTCTATAGCTTTCAGCTCGAGCGCGTCCAGCCGCACCAGCTCGCGCACCCGGTCGAGCCCGATGCGCTTGGCATCCTCCCAGCCTGCGTCATCCCAGCGGATTGACCTGCGGGGCATTGCGCTCCCGTGTTTTGGCTTGCGGCCAGCACCTTGGCGCGCCCCGCCCTTGCGTCCTAGCTCGGCGCCGGAGATCAGGGCATCGGGCTCGGCCGGCGGCAAGCATGCACCGTGGCAGCAGTGCTCGCGGCACGCCTTTGGCGACGGGCAAACCAATGCGAACACGCTATCAGCCTTCGCAATCGCCGGCCCGTGGATCTTGCGGCGGTGCTCGAGCTGGGA